GTTCAATAATTTTATTGATAAAATTACATGTGAATATAAAACGACAGTTGTTATGAAACTCTTCTACAGCAGTTCTCAATGACAGTTGTACATCATTGGTAGTGTTATCTGCTTCATCAATAATGACTACTTTATGTGCAGCACCTGATGTTAGAGATACAGTTGTTGCAAACTGACGAACTCTATTCCTGACAGTATCTAAAAATCTACCTTCATCAGATCCATTGATAATAATATAAGATGCACCTATTTCTTCACATAATGCTTTTGCAATAGTAGTCTTACCTACTCCTGCTGTGCCACTAAGTAAAAGATTTGGTATCTCTCCTTGATCAACAAATCCTTTGAATACATTGATAGTAGTCTCAGGAAGAATACAATCATTGACATTCTTAGGACGATACTTTTCTACCCATAAGAAGTCTTTCATTTATGGTTCTAAAGCAATGTAGTATGTTAAATCAATATTCTGATGTGTCCACTCTGATATCAGACCTTTAGAAACTTTGACTTTATAATCACCAGACATAATACGAAGATTTTCTATCTTAACATCCAATGAATATGTGCCAGTAGTAGTTCCTTTCAATGTAAGGTCATATGTATTACTGGTGTCATTCTCTTTGTCTCTCAATACAAGTTTAATTGTATCCTCACCTTCAATTGCTACAAATGTAAGGTCAGGTAAACTGTATACAGCAGATGCTTTCTGTAAAGAATACAGATCCTCTCCAGACAAAGTAAACTCTAAGTCACTACCAGGAAATTTAACATTTTTCTCAGGTGCACTCTTCAATGTAATCTCAGGATCTGAGAAATAATACTTGGCAGAGTTACGACCACCTTTTATGTTTACAAAATCTTTACTTGTAAATTCTAGTTGTGGGTCATTGAATAAAGAAAGACCACCCAAGAACTGACTCAAGTCATATATTGCAAAGTCTGTAGGGAAGAACTCTTCTCCTGTAAATTTTGCAAGAATGTTTTCTGCATTGCTAATTGTTCTAACTGTAGAACCCTCTCTGAATACAATGGATGAATTGATACTAGAGAAATTCTTTAGAACATCAAGTGTATTTTTAGATAAAGAAACTTTACTCATGATGTAGATTTGTTATAAAAATGTAAAAGTAATACTGCATAGTGAACAACTTTGAAGATGTCTTTCTTTGCTGTACCTTTCTTGTCATAGCGTGAAGCATATTTTAGTATGTTAGACCTACAGAATGCTTCTGCATCACCGATAGCATCAATAAGATCAAGGGTTTGAAACCCATCACTTTGACTATAGTGTGCACCATAGGTATTGGAGATGTAGTCAGAGATCTCATCAAGAATCTCTTGCTCATTGTATTTCAATTCTCACTCCATACATGATCTATGTCACTATGATAACATTGAAATTCATTTCCGTCAAGGTCAACAACATTTATTTTATGTGTTGGTTTCCACTCCTCTCCACCATCTCCAATAATACGAACACTCCTACCGTCCTTAAGACGGAGGATGTGTCCGAGGTATCCATCAAACGGTTTGGTCATCTTCTTCTTTGTTTAGATCAACTCCTGCATCTATCTTATCATATAATTCAATAAATGATTGCTTTGTCTCGTCATCAAAACGATTGGTGCAAACTTTGATTGCTTTCATACGATTCTGCCAGATAGCAAATGCACGGATGATGTGTACAAGTCTACGAGTAGAGATGACCTCATCAATACCACCATCGTTGAATGTTCTACGAATGATGTCTGCCCAGTTAGCAAGATGCTCACAGAATTCTTTATCAAGAACACCTAGAGATGCTGATGCTTTCTCAAGAATCTTTTGCTCAGTTTTTACATGAGGATAGTCTTGCTCAAATGTCAAAGCAAATCTCTCAAGGAATGCTTCGTTCAAGACATTAGTACCGATGAATCTGCCATCATCAGAACCTTTACCTTTTGTGTTGGCAGTAGCGATGATGTTAAAACCTGACTTAGGTGTAACATATCTACCTGTCTTTTTCAAGAAAAGACCTTTGCCTTCTAGTACAGATTGTAAACATAGAATCTTGTTAGATGCTAGGTCAACCTCATCAAGAAGTAAAACTGAACCTCTCTCAAGTGCTTCAATAACAGGACCGTTGTGCCATACTGTCTCTCCATTGACAAGTCTGAAACCACCGATAAGATCGTCCTCATCAGTTTCAATAGTAATGTTGACTCTGATAAGTTCTCTGTTGAGAGCAGCACATGCTTGCTCTACACCTAGAGTCTTACCATTACCTGACATACCTGTAATGAATGTAGGGTAGAATAATTTAGAAGCAATAATCTTCTTGACGTCAGTGAAGTTACCAAATGGTATGAAGTTTGGTTCTTTCTGAGGAACTAGGTTTCTAGTAGTTACAGCGGGTTGTGCAGATTGTGCCTTGAATGTTTTCTCAAGTCTCTCTGCTACTGTCAACTGCCATACACCTCTCTTGACTTTGAATTCTTTGAGACGTTTGCTGATTGTCTCATACTGTAATCCAAAATGTCTTGCTGCAATCTTTAGATGATTTGCATTGACTTTAGTACCAAACTTATTGATGAGGTACTCTGATAATTGTGCTGTTGTTAGTGGTGATGGTGCGGGCATTTGCTTAATTGTTTTGTATGTACACATCATACACCTAATAATTTATGTTGTGTATACTCATTGTGCCACTTTTTTAATTGGTTTTTTGTATGATACAAGACAAAATGCAAGACAGCATAAAGTTGTCTTGCATCTGTGAGATAATTTTGAGACTCGTGAGAAGTTGTGTCGTAGTACGATACCTATGCAACCATGCTCACAAATGAGTTGAGTAACTTTTTGTTTACTGCTTTGTTACTAAGCATCTTTCTGAATGCACGACTAATGTCTGCTTTCTTGTCACTCTTTGCTTCAAATGTTGTATCAGCATCTATCGCATTGTTGCTGATAGCATAGAGAGCACTGTATGCTACAGGATTAGGGATGATTGCAGACTTCTCTTTTCTCCATTGCTTCTGGATTTGAGGATAGTATTCCATACCTCCACCATATGTGCAAACATAACTGGATAACTGAGTACCATTTAAGATTCTGAATCCTAGTATGTTTACATCAGGATTACGATCTTTAAGTTGTTGGATAAAGATGTTTGTACAATCTCCATATGTGAACTGACGATACACAATGCCTGTTTGACGGTCACGGAGGATAACACCATGGTCTATGCGATGTGTAGATAGACGAGGTTCATCTTCACCAAACTCATTCTTACCTACCCACTCACGACCATATGCTGTTGTGCATGCATCGCCATCAGTTAGAACTACACAATTGACTTTCTGCAAATCATTATCTTTTCTGAACTGAGGAACAATGTAGTTCAAGAGAATGATTGCTTCATTCAATGGTGTTCCAGATAAACCTACACCTGGTGTATTGTAGTAGGAAGCAGAACCATACTGATACTGACGACGAGAATAGTATCTCGCTTCTCTGAATAGTTGTAGACACATACGCTCATAGTCTTTGCTGTTAGAACGTGATGATACAAAGTTCATTAAGTGGAAGTAACCTTTGTCCAAGAGAATCTCATTCTTTCTTATACTCTCAGACTTACTGCGATAACGATATGGTGCATCTGGTGCTTCTGGATTGTTGTCAATAGCACGCTGTGCAATTGTCCACTCATTTGTAAATGCATAAACTTCAAAAGGAATTTGTACTTTCTTACAGAATGCAGTTAGGTTTAGTAATTGCTTTACTGTTGGTAGAAGTTCGTATGACATAGAACCAGACCAATCAAGAACAAATATCATACCATGATTTTTACCATCAGGAAGAACTGTAATTTTTTTGAACAAATCTTCGTTGTACTTGTATGTGTGTAATTTCTTTGTATCAAGAATACCAGTTTTAGATTCTCCTGCACGAGCATAAGCATCAGCAGACTTGCGACACTCAAACTCTTTGACCATGTAGTTTACTTCTTTCTGTGACTTAGCACGAAACTCTTTGTAGTCATGATCAGCAAACTCAAACAACTCTGTGCCTTGTGCATCATGGTGCTGACCAATCCACTTGTGAAGCACTTTCCAATCTACAACAAAGTCTTCTAGATTTATATCTTTTGGTATCTCAACATATGTTGAATCAAGATGTGACTCACTAGATAATTTTCCAGACTTTTCATCAAATGATCTCTGTGTTTGAGATGTAGTACCATGCTCTCCACCTTCATCTGACTCAGAATCATCTTCTCCATACAATTCATTAAATAAATCTTCAATATCTTCATCTTGTGCCATCTGCTCAAGATCTTCAGCATCAATTTTATCAAACTTAGAAGATCCTGCTCCTCCTGCACTACCTCCAAAAGTTGGTTGTGATGATGACTCACCTTTCTCAGACTCACCTTCGTCAGAGATAGGCATCTCACTTGTACCATCTTGGTCGTCACTAGCAACTTCAATCTCTTGAGTCTTCTCTGTCTGCTCCCAATTGTAAACATCTTGTGCAATCTGTAGAACTTCTTCAAAAGTCTCTGCCTGATCTGTACGAGCAACAAACACCATCTCAGATCCATTGAAAGGAACTAGAGCAGTAGCACCTAGTTTGAAGTGTAGGTTGATACGGTCAATCAAACTGAACTCAGAAAGATCTTTATCAGCAACCTCAAAGAAATCTTTGTTGTTTAGTTCTGTGTAACCTTGAGCAAAACTTTTACGAAGACCCGCATACTTTCTCTTCATTAATTTTTCTATGCGTGCATCTTCAATCACATTCACAAAATCTTTTGGGCAATCTACTTGCTCTCTGAAGTCTACGTTAGGTGTGAACAATGCATGTCCTACCTCGTGACCTACAAGCATATCATATACAGCATTAGATGCTAGATCCCATAGTGGTAATGTAAGGACACGAGAGTCTACATTGAATTGTGCTGTTGGGACTTTACGATGCTCTACGACTAGGTTCTCTGTTGCTAGAAGTCTTGCTAAGTTACCTTTGATCTCTTGTTGTGACATGTGATTTGTTTGTTGTTATACACATGATAACACATAAAATATGCTAGCCAACCAGTGCATGTGTCACTTCGTTAACTGTCTCCTTTATAATAGAGAAGTTTTTTTCTTTCTCTGCTGTAATGGTTCTGTCAAATTTATCATCCATACCTTGCTTATGACTAATTACAAAAACTTTTGTACTCTCATCAAAGTTACGGAGTATCCATCCTAGATCAGATGTACCTGATTGGTCAAGAGATCCATCAAATATCTCATCTAAGATAAGTAAGTTAGTATCAACGCTATTCTTAAGTTTAGCAATACTACGCCAAGTAAGCAAAAGAGCAATATCAATTCTTGCCTTCTCCCCTTCCGAGAACGAGTCATATGAAAATACATCCCTATATCTACTCTTAATTATTTCTTCAAAGTTCTCATCTAGTGTAAAATTGACATAAAACTCCATCCTTTGTAAGAAATCGTTAATTAACTTATTCATTGTGGGGAGATAAGTCTTAATAATCCTAGTCTTTATACCATTATCTTTGAGTAGATGTGATGCTGTTGTCAGGACATCACGATCTTTTTTCAAAGATGCATGTTGTTTTGAAAAGTCTTTCTTTTCTTTAACAAGTTTCTCTAGTTTAGTATACTCTGCTTTCTTATCTGGATTACTACCTTCTAGTTCCTTGATCTCTTTTTCTATACTGTTTACTTCTTTTCTAATAGAAGTCAATTGAAAATTGAGTTGAGATAATGTTGCATTACGATTGTTTACCTCAGTAGATAACTCTGTAAATTTTTGTAGTTTGTTTTGCTCATCTACGATAGCAGATTCCAAATCTTCTATGCCAGTATCCATTTTATCAATCTCACTCTGACTCTCTTCTAGTTTATTTTCACGAAACTCATCAGATAATTGTTGAGTACATGTAGGGCACACATGATTTTTTTCAAAAAACTTATGGTCTTTCTTACAAGACTTCAGTTTAGACTGTAGTTTTATAAGATAAGTGTTCAGTTTCTGTAGATTTGAATTTGACTTTTGATAGTCTTTCATTTCTTTATTAAGATTAAAGATTTCTTTTGTTAGGGATTCAATACTATCATTTTTTTCTGTTTCAGATTTTTTATATTCTTCTATCTTAGTTCTCTTGCGATCTATCTCTTCCTTGTTAATCTTTTCTAAGGCAAGCATATGTTGTTTCTGTAACTCTATCTTATCTTTCAATAGATCTATCTGATAATCAATCTCTCTAACTTCTATATTATTTTCTTTGACCCTATCTTTAAGTAAGACATTCATGGTAGAGAATACCTGTATGTCAAGTATGTCTTCTATAATTTCTCTACGTTGTGGTATGCTAAGTTTCATGAAAGGAACAAACGTAGACGAACCAAGAACTACAATCTGAGTGAATGATTTAAAATTCATCTTCAGAACACTATTCTCAAAATTCTTTTGCTGTTCGTTTACTGAACTCTCTTTATCCCACAGCACACCGTTACAATATATCTCTAGTTTTGTAGGTTTAATTCCTCTGACTACTCTGTAGTCGTTCTTTCCTATGGTAAATGTAATTTCAGCAACACAGTCTTTCTCATTAATACTATTGACTAGCATTGACTTACTGATCTTACGGAATGGTTTTCCAAACAAAGAAAAAGTAAGAGCATCCAAGATGGTACTCTTACCCGCACCGTTACTACCAACGATTAAATTTGTTCTCTGACTTGTCAGGTCAATCTCACTAAACACATTTCCCGTTGAGAGAAAATTCTTCCAACGAAT